TTGCAATATCCGGTAAAGATTACACAAACGAACCCACAGATTGCCAAAGTGATCATTTCACAATTTGGCGGCCCGGACGGGGAGCTCGCTGCATCGATGCGGTATTTATCTCAGCGGTACACCATGCCATATAAAGAGGTGACAGCAACACTTACGGATATCGGCACGGAGGAATACGCTCGTAGAAGATGCAACTAATAAATATGCTCCGAAAGCACCGTTATTTCGGCACTTTCGGGTACACATCGATTGTGAATTCAGAGTTTTTCTGGTTTTTCTTGTTCCGTTTTGTTTTAGTCAGAACAATCCTGTCAATCAGCTGTCTCAAGGCACTGTTCTTTTCTGAGATGGCCAGAGAGTCCCACTCACTCAATAAATTCTTGCACTTCGGCACAAAATTTTTCCGGTTTGCCTGTCTTGCGATTGTGGTATGCAAATCTTCACGGGCAGCAGTGATGTTATTCATGCAGTCTCTGATCCGCTGCTCAAGCGCATTCGAACGCTCAATAAAAATTTCTTTTGTGTAAATTCCCTGCTCTAAAAAATCAAATAAGGATTCTCTCTGTTTCAAAAGCGTCTGATGTTCAGTCTCAAAATTTGTGACGATCAATTCTTTTGCGGCAATCGCGGCAGTATCTTCCTCGTGAGTGTCAGCAAATTCATATTTGGCTATGTAGTCTTTCAGCCACCCCAGAAGAGCTTCTTCCAGTTCATCGATCCGGATCCCGACTGTGGAGCACTCCGCATACTGGCATATCAGCATATCATAGGGTGTTTTTGTTTGCGCTTTCTTACGGACCATAAGCCGGCCGCATTGTGAGCATCTGACCAGACCTGCAAACAGATTCTGTATCGGTCTGTCGCTTCTGACTGGAGCAGAAAAACATCCTTTTGGTTGGTTCGCGCGTTTAAATAAGTCTGCACTGATCCGTGGCGCCCATGCCGCATCTGAGAGGATGTAATCTGTGGCTTTTGGGCGGGACTTTACCACACGACCATCTTTTACAGCCCTGACAGTCTTACGGTGCCCCCAGCGGACTTTACCGATGTTTGCTGGATTTGAGATAATCCCTTTTAAAGTAGAGGGCGTAAAAGGCTTGCCACTCCTCGCAAGGATTCCCATATTGGACATATAGGTACAGGCTTTCTGGTATCCGTACTGCTTATTTCCGCACAGATCATACATTAGATCAAGGACGGGTGCTTCTGTCTGATGTGGGGCGAGAGAGTAGTGTTTTCCATCCGGCGCAATGACGCGCTCCCATCCATAAGGGGCAACATTACCAACGTAATACCCGTCAGAACTGGAACGTTCCCTGCCACGCTGCATTCGGCGCTTGATTGTGGCGTACTCCCGGCGGCTCATAAATAAACTGAACTCAAAGTACTCATTATCATACTCATTTGCAGGATCGTAGGTTTTATTCGGTGTTACAATCCGGGTGTTGGAATAAAAAAATGCACGCTGCACACGCCCCTGATCGATCGTATCACCTCTGGCCAGACGATCTACGTCCATTACGA